TACCCGCAGTGTCGGGGGTTCAAATCCCTTTTCCGCTATATTATACAGTAGCGACAACTATAATAAGAAATAAAAAGTAGCCCGGTTACGGGCTACTTTTATTTGTCCTAATGTCCGGAGTTATTTGTCCAGAACTCTGGACACTTGCTACATCACCCTAACCTTGATACCCTTTCATTCTAGCTAGCAATATCATAATATCGCCACGTTTGATAGGTGCATCAAAATTCTTTTCATGCACCACTACACCATTAGCATTTAAAAAATCAAATGCCGGTTCTGCATAGTGTGGTTGTACTGGTTGTTCTACTTTAACTTCTTCCACTTTCTTCGCCTCCTCTGGTATTGCTCCATCATATTGAAAATGAGGACGGTCTGGTGTAGACCAATCCCCTCCCCACGTGAGTCCTAACGTTTTCCCGATATCGGCAACTCGTTTAAATTTACTTAAATCATTCCAGTCTGCTTGTCCGTTTTTCAAAGGTACAAAGTCAAATGCTCTACGTGTTATATGCTTGCTGTTTTTAGTCCATGTTACTATTTGTCCTTTTGTAGTCCTACCTTGCTTGTACAGCTCATTCTGTCGCTCCTGAGACCTATATGTTTCAGTTATACATATTGGTACTCCAATTTGGCTACATTTTGCAACCAACTGCTGTGCTAACTCTTTTACGTACGGTAGCAACTCATTTAAATCTCTGCATGCTTGACTCATATTATCAACTCCTTAAAATTTGTTAGGGTCTGTAGGAACGTTTAATATACCTACTGCTACAAGTATTGTTGTTAATGTATTTACACCTTGTGTTAATGTATCTGACATGCCTGTATCTATTACTCCTGCATTAACTAAAAAAGCTATTACTGCACTTGCTAATGATAACCATAATATTTTACTTTTAAACCTGTTTTGCATATGTATCACTCTCCTGTTTTAATTTATGGCCTGCCTTTAAAATGTCTGGCCGGGGCTTATCTATCACATTCTTGCTATTTTAATTTACTTAACAATAATTGATTTTGCATATCTAATTGCGTGCTAATTTTAGCAAGCACCTCGTTTTGCCTTTCGCTTTTTGCTATCAGTTGAGCAAAAGCTTCCCTATGTTCTTTTGCGTTATCTTCTATCTTTTTATTTGTAGCTTCTATTAATTTATTTCCAGTATTTATTTCTGTAGCTAAATTTTTTATATCACCTGCACCTTCATTAAATTTATCTTTATAAAAGCACGGTTCAATAGTACAATTTTGGCTATTAGGAGCCTTTAATTTTAAGTATAACGTACCTCCTACGATCATTGCTACTACTATCGCTACAAATAAAAATACTAACCAAAACGGGTTAGCTATGAGAAATTCTATTATTTTATCCATGTCTGCACCTTCCTTAGATTAGTTTATAGTATTAAATTACTTATTTATAAATTTCCGGTATTGGTAGTTGGGAAGGCTCTTTCTTCTCCCCATATTATTCTTACGGCTCCGCCGGCTCCGCTAGAGTAATCAGCAGAATCTCTAGTACCACCAGCACCACCACCATATAAACCTCCAGAAACCCCCGGATTAGTTGCCCTACCTCCAGCTTCACCTCCAGAGCCACCTCCACCGCCTGTAGGCGGATTTCCTCCTCCTACATCATTTCCTGCATATCCATCACTACCTTGTCCATATATTCCTACTCCTCCACCAGCACCAGGTGTATATGTGTCACTGCCATAGCCTCCACCGCCTCCAGCTCCTCCACTACCAGCACTAGAACCGTATGCTCCGTTACCACCTCGACCACCATTACCAGAGTAACCTCCTGCACCTCCGCCTCCAGTAGGTCTGCCTTCGTGATAACCACCACCGTTGCCCCCATTACCCCCACCTATAGTACCACCGTAAGCACCAACACCAATAGTTGAACCTGTTCCTCCAATTCCTTCGTCACCCTCTCCATTGTCGCTTGAGCCAGTGCCACCTTTGGCGTATAATACAAGCTGACTATAACCATTTTTATATATGTAACTACTCTCACCATCAGAACCAATAGAACCATTTCCTCCAGCACCTACAACAACCGTCAATTGACTTCCTGGTACCACCGGGAGGTTATTAATCCATCTTAATCCTCCACCACCAGAACCTAGCTCGTCAGAAGAGCCGCCTCCACCACCTACTAATACAGCACAAATAGATTCAACATTTTCCGGAACTACCCAATAATAAGTACCAGGTGTAATATATTCTACTTGACTTGGTATAATCATTCTTTTATTTCGCATCATATTTAGTCCTAACATATCATCATGCACTTCCTTTTGTCGACAATTGGGCGTGCCATGTTATTCCGCCATCTATTGTTGTGAAAACTAGAATATCTAAACCTGCCGTAGAGAATGTTGGTTTAATTCCTAAATGCCACTTTACACTTGATGGGAAGGTTATATTAGTTCCTTGGTTGGTAACGAATAACACTACACTCCCCGCGTATCCTGTGTCTGGTGGATTAGCAAATGATAAATTGATCGCACCCGCTACTGTCATTGATACTACGTTTCCTAGTTCTAAATCAATGACAACTGATCCTGTTTTACTTCCTAGTATATTTACAGTCTCATTGTAGTTTTTTATGGTAGGAGTATTAACTATTGACGCTTCCAATGTTTTATTTTCTAGTGTCTCTGTTCCTGTTTTGCTCGCACTCAAATTTAATACATTGATTATTTTATTAAATAACCAGTTAAAATAATCAGCCGGCGGTTTTTCTCCGATTTGAAATCCTGCTACTTTCTTTCCCTCTGTGGGTTCTACCCCAGCATTATCCCATTTTAGTAATCCCATATAATCTCCCCTTTCTAGTTTATTACTCCCGATAAAGTTCCACCTATATCTAGGTTTTCTATATCTCCTAGCCCTGTATCGTTATCTATAATTGGTACGTATTCACCATCTACTATTGTTACATCTACCAAATCAAGTGTTCCTATCGGCAAACTAAAAGTCACGTTCACTCCTGCTGGCTTCGGCATAAAGTAATGGTATTGTATCAAGTCAATCTCTAACACGGTTACATTACCTATTATCGTAACCGTCATCGTCATATCTTGGTTATCTACAATTGTTATTACATAATCAGGATACATAGTATTAAGTATAACTGCCAGTCCATTAATCGTACCATCCCATTGATTTTGGAGTACCTTACCTTTCAAATATGTTCTATACGATTTATCATCTAAAATTGAACTTGACCCGTCGGTCGGTTGAAATGTTAGAGTTCTATTTCTTCCTAGTACTTCTCCTATTATATCTAACTGGCTTCCAACTGCTGTATCTATGTCAAAATCTATATTCAAACTATAAACATCTTCCACTTTATTTAATACATTTGTCAACCAGGATACAAAATTCGGTTGTTCGTTATGTTCAGAGGTTATCACACCCAGATATTTATCATTTGCCATTTATACGCCTCCTTACGTTACATTCACTGTTATATTTGCAAGTACACCTTGTGTCACTTCTTTATAACTTATTACTATATCTGATGTACCTTGTGAACCTCCATGTAGTCCTGCTGTTAAGCTTGTTATAGAGAACATAGGAGTTTTTAAGTCTGGCATAGCTGTAAGCGATATACCCCATAAAGAAGATATAGATAAATTATCCCCAATCTGCATACCGTTTAAATAGTCTACTAGATTTTGCTTTATCTGAGCTGTTATATCGGTTGTATATCCTGTTAGGGCTTTTACGTTCACAACAACGTCTATTGATTTATATGTAGGTCTGTAAAATCTAATTACCGTATCTTGCCCAAATGAATCCGTTATAGTTATTTCTTGATCCCCATTTGTATAAGCTCCAATACCTTTGTTTAAGTAAATTGCTGTTGCTACATCTGTATCGGTTCCGCCCTCTACTACACATGTTATACTATGAGCTGGCAATCCATCAGAATCAGTTGAGTTTGTATCGTTCTCATAGACCGCAAGTCGTGTTACATTTGATACCGCAAGTAAAGTGGCTTTAGTGCCTTCAAGTAATGTTTTACTTAAAATCGAAGTACTAACTGATTGCCTAGCTCGTAACTCTGAATCAGTTTCTTGATTAGTTCCCACGACTGCTGCTACTAGATTATACACAGAAGTCGTGGCATACGTTGGAGTCGTTATTGTTGTGATATCTCCTATATTAGCCACAATAGTCCCCTCTGTCTGGCAAGTCGCTGTTACATCTATAATACCACCGACTGGTATCGTCACACTTGTAGGCAAATTCCATTTGTTATAATTTATATCAGCTACTGCTCCGTTATTAATTATAGTTCCTGCTGTGCCAGTTATCGTTACTAAGCATGTTGACGGTGTTCCAGATTTTCTTGATAATCCATTTAATTTAACCATACTGTCAAGTGCTACCCCTACTGATGTTTGTGGACTTCTACTATTATATACTTGTTGTAACAGCTGAAATGAATCATATATTTTTTCAGCTACTGAGCTAATCCATTGGTAATCCTGTGAATCTATTTCTAAATATATATCTTGTCCGAATATATTCTTTGCATCAGATATAAGTTGATCACGTATATCCGAATATGTAGGTAAATGCAAACCTGTTTCATCTATATATGGTGAAAAATAAGCCATTTATAAAGTCACCTCCAAATAAGCTTGTCCGTATTTTGTATCAACTGTACACGACACCGAATACGTTCTATTTTTATATGTATCTTGAACAAGTAAGTCTATAGGCTGGGTTTCATATTGCCCTAAAATGCTCTGAAATAAAGGCAGACCCTGTTCTGTGTCTTCCCACCACTCACCTTTAAGTAATAAAAGTCTTGTTCTGATTGCTTGACTAACTGCATCTATTCCTGTGAGAAAATCTCCATTATTTCTGCCAAAGCTATAATCCCCATTTATTAATCTTCTGTATTTAACACTCATGAAGTTAACACACTCCTCCCATTAGCCTTTACGCTACTAGCTACAAGGTTTATTTCATTATCTTTTAACTCTATATATGATGTACCGTCGAACGTTCTTAACTGTGTTGAATCTGTAGAA